GACAAGAAGAAAAAAACGAAAATACAAGTTTTAAGAAGGCCGTAAAGTCTATACAAGAAAAATTTAAAAATCAACTTGTTGGATTTGAATATATTAGTAAAAAAGGCAAAAAAATTGTAAGTTCAATACAATTACCACTTGGACGAAAAAAGAAAATAGGTAGATAATGGCTAAATTAGCAAAGAATTTCGTAAAACACGAAAGAATGCCTAAAAAGACATCACAAGGCACAAGTAAAAGAGTAAAAAAATCATCAATGAACAAATCTCGTAAGAGATCATTTAAAGTTTACAACAAACAAGGTAAATAATGCCGGCTATTTGTAGAAAAGGCGATAGTTTAAGTACAGGTCATATTTGTACTAGTACAACTACATTAGATACGCCTGGACAATCTACAGTTAGAGCAAATGGTATATTAATAGCAAGAGTTGGTGATCCTACTGTTGCTCATCCTAATCCACCATCACCTCCTTGTCCAAATCACGTGGCTAATGTGAATGTTGGTTCATCTACAGTTAGAGTGGTTGGTGAGTTTATAGCGAGAATTGGTGATAGTGCTGATAGTGGCGCTATGACAAGCGGTTCTTCAAATATTTTTGCTGGTTAGTGTATAAATATTACCACTATGGCAATATATGACGCTTCAAACACTAATAAGAGTAAAAAGGCAAGTAGAGATTTTATTGACTTAAATTTAGACTTTGCTCGTAATGTCGTAACTAACGATATTGTAAAAATCGAAGGTGTTGACGCTGTAAAAAGAAGTGTAAAGAATTTAATACAAACAAATTTTTATGAGAGGCCTTTTCATCCAGAATTAGGTTGTGGTGTTAGAGAATTGTTGTTTGAAAATTTTACACCTGTTACAGGTATTTTTATTCAAAGAAAAGTAGAAGAAGTAATTACTAACTTTGAACCAAGAGCAAGAATATCACAAGTAGCAGTTAATGAACAACCAGACAGAAATGGTATTGAGGTAACAGTTTACTTTTATATTATGAATATGCCTAATCCTGTTTCAGTAACAACAGTATTACAAAGAATTAGATAACTATGGCTTCAAACAAACTTTCAGTATCAGAATTAGATTTTGATAATATAAAAACAAATCTAAAAACTTTTTTACAAAGTCAATCAGAATTTCAGGACTATGATTTTGAAGGTTCTGGTTTTTCAATTCTATTAGACTTGTTAGCTTACAATACACACTACTTAGGTTTCAATGCTAATATGTTGGCAAATGAAATGTATTTGGATAGTGCTGACATTAGAAAAAATATTATCTCATTAGCAAAGATGTTAGGTTATACTCCAACATCAGCAAAAACTCCAACTGCTTCAATTGATATTTTAATTAATAATGGTTCAGGTGCTTCAGTAACTATGGCCAAAGGTACAACTTTTACAACTTCAGTTGATGGAGTTTCATATCAGTTTGTAACAAACGCTGCTCATACAATAACACCAGCAAATGGTGTTTACAGATTTTCAAGTATACCAGTTTATGAAGGTACTTTGATTACTTTTAGATATACAGTTAATACATCTGATCCTGACCAAAAATTTATTATACCAAGTGCTAACGCTGACACATCAACTTTAAAAGTTCAAGTTCAAAATTCAATATCAGATACAACAACAGCAACTTATACATTAGCAACAGGCATTACATCTTTAGATGATACTTCAAAAGTTTATTTTTTACAAGAAGGTGATGATGGTAAATTTGAAGTTTATTTTGGTGATGGTGTTATCGGTAAAGCATTAGATAATGGTAATATTATTATTATGGAATATATTGTAACAAATAAATCAGAAGCTAATGGTGCTTCTACTTTTGCTTTATCAGGAGTTATAGATACATTTTCAGACGTTACAATTACTACAGTTTCAAATGCTCAAGGTGGTGCTGAACCTCAATCAAAAGAGTCAATTAGATTTAATGCTCCATTACAATATTCAGCACAAGATAGAGCAGTTACAACAAGTGATTACGAAACAAAAGTATTAGAGTTATATCCAAATGCTCAATCAGTTTCAGCGTGGGGTGGTGAAGATGATGAAACACCTGTTTATGGTGTTGTAAAAATTGCTATTAAGGCCGCTTCTGGTTCTACCTTAACAGACGCTACAAAATTATCTATTGTAAACCAATTAAAGAAATTTAATGTTGCTTCAGTAACACCAGAAATTGTTGATCCTGAAACTACTTCAATCATATTAAATTCAACTATTAAGTATGATGAAAAGGCAACAACAAAAACTGCTGATACATTAAAATCAGAAATCACAACAGCAATTTCAAATTACAATACAAACACTTTACAAAAATTTGACAGTATGTTTAGACACTCAAAAGTTACAGGTTTGATTGATGATGTTGATACAAGTATTTTATCAAATGTTACAAGTTTAGAAATAAGAAAATCATTTACACCTACTATAGGTTCATCTACAAGATATGACATTTATTTTAGAAACGGTATTTTCAATCCACATCCTGGTCATAAATCTGAAATAGGTGGTGTAATTGCTACTTCAGGATTTAAAGTTACAGGCGATACTTCGACAGTTTATTACCTTGATGATGATGGAAATGGAAATATTAGAAGATATTATTTTGTGGGTTCAGTAAGAACATATGTAAACAATACTCAAGGAACAGTTAATTATACTACAGGTCAAATTACTGTAAATTCTTTAGACATAGCTTCAATAGAAAATATTAGAGGTTCAGCTTCATCTGTAATAGAGGTAACTGTTGAGCCGGCTTCATCTGACATTGTTCCTGTAAGAGATCAGATTTTAGAAATAGATACAGCAAATTCAACAATCACAGTAGAGGCAGATACGTTTGTTGGTGGTTCTGCTGATGCTGGTGTAGGATACACAACAACATCTAACTACTAATGGCTACATTTAAAGACAAAATATCCAGCCTGATAAATCAGCAGGCTCCAGAGTTCGTATTAGAACAACACCCTAAATTTTTAGAGTTTGTCAAAACGTATTACACGTTTATGGAATCTGCCGAGTTAGATGTAACTTCGGTCCAAACTACAGACGGTATTTTATTAGAAACGGAAACTGCTCAAACAAATGAATTAATTTTAGATGGTTCCCGTATTGATACAGATAGAACACAATTAGACGCTGGTGATAAAATACTTTTAGAGAGTACGTCTTTTGGTAAATTTACAAGAGGTGAAACTATAACAGGCCAAACTTCAGGTGCTACAACCACAGTTCTTGCTGAAGATTTAGATAATGGTAGATTGTTTATATCAGCACAAGACAAATTTGTTATTGGTGAAACTGTTTTAGGTAGTTCATCAAATGCTAGTGCTGTTGTAAATAATTATAGTCCTAATCCTGTTACAAACATACAAGAATTATTAAACTTTAGAGATCCAGACAAAACAATATCTAACTTTTTAACAAAGTTTAGAAATGAATTTTTAAACACTTTACCAGAAAATTTAGCTACTAGTGTTAATAAAAGAAACTTAATTAAAAATGTAAAATCACTTTATAGAACAAAAGGTACAAATAGAGGCCACGAATTATTTTTTAGATTATTATTTGATTTAGACTCTGAAACAATTTATCCTAGAGAACAAATGTTAAGAGCTTCTGATGGTCAATGGGATACTCAATTAATAATGAGGGCTATACAATCGTCTGCTCAATTATTAACAGGCGATACAGCAAATTTAATAGGTAGAACAATCACAGGTGAAACTTCAGGCGCTACAGCTATTATTGAAAACGTATTTAAATTTCAAATAGGTGTAAATGAAGTTACAGAATTTATATTAAATGAAGATACAATATCTGGCACTTTTCAAACAAGTGAAGTTTTAAGAGGCACATCAACTGATGATGATGATATTTTTATAAAGGCTACGGTTACAGGTATCCCAAATTCAACATCACTTACAAATGATGGAACATTATATACTGAAGGAGAAACAGTAACTTTATCTGGCGGTGGTACAGGTGCTATAATAAATGTTGACTCTATAGGTAGAGGAAGTTTAACAAATTTTTATATTGATGATGGCGGCTCTGGATATGAAATAGGTGATGATATAAATTTTGATAATACGGACACAGGTGGCGGCTCAGCAAGAGCAAAAGTTTCAGTTGTAAATGGTGGTTTTACACAAGAAGATTCTGAATCAACCGAAGAAGATCATATAATATTAGAAGATGAAACCGTTAGAGGTGATTCTTACACAGGTGATAAAATTGTACAAGAAAGTGGAACAGGTTCAGGCGATATAACAGATATAAGAATTATAAATGCCGGTTCAAATTATCAATCTTTACCAATCGTTACAGTAGATGATACAAACGGCTCAGGTGCTTCAATCTTTACTTATGGTTCAGAAATAGGTAGAATATTATCTTTAAAAACTGTAGAATCAGGAGCTGAACATCAATTATCAGCAACACCACCAAGTTTAACTTTAAGAACAAAACTTTTATTACTTGATAGGTCAGGTAATTTTACTACATCTGAAACCATAACAGGAATAGATTCAAGTTCTACATCTATTTCAGCAACTGTAGTTTCATTTGATGGTGATAGAAGTATTTTAACTTTAAGTGGCTCTACAGGTAATTTTGCCGATAATTCTACAATAACAGGTAGTGATAGTGGTGTTACAGCAACAGTTAAAATATCAGATCAAGCCACAGCTACATCAACAGTTGGTGCTACAGCTAATACAGCAGGTAATTTTTTAAATGAAGATGGACACGTTTCAGAAACAACTATGAGAATACAAGATAGTTTATATTACCAAGATTTTTCTTATGTTATCAAAGTTGGTCGTACAATTAATGACTGGAGAGATTCATTTAAGAAAACTATGCACACAGGCGGTTTTTATTTTACAGGTCAAGTAAACATTGTATCACAAGTTGATGCTCAATTAAGAAGCTTTACAACAGTAAATTCAGGTATTAATTTTGATGGTATTCAATTAGTTCTTAATACATTGTTCTCAACTATATTTGGTAGAAGATTAGGAACAACTACTGACGGTACAACTTTAAGAGCAAATCCTGAGTTAGGAGTTGATCCAGACTTTACAGATAGTACAATTACACCATTAAATAAAAATACAAGAGATTTAACATTAAATCAAGTTATTACTCTAAAAATACCATCAATTGCCAAAATAACGGTTAGAGGTAATGATTTAAAATATGGTTATGCTTACTGTGGACCTCGTATGAAAAACATTAATACATATTGGAGATTTTTGAGTGGTGGTGATAACCCTCAAACAAGTACAGTTGGAGCTACCCT